TGCTCCGCACGGTCAAGGTTTACGGGCACTTGGCAGAGCACTGCGGTCAAAGCGTGTTTGAAGCATTGGTGCGTGTCCCTGCCGATGCAATCAAGTTTCTGTTGTGTAATTTTCCCGAGCTGCGCAGCTTGATGCGGGACGGGTACTACAAGGTCGCTGTGAGCCAGCATGGTTTGCAGCTAGCTGACAGCCCTGAGCAGTTGCACTATCCGTTAGCCGATAGTGATGTGGTGAAGGTGATTCCTGTTGTGTCTGGCGCAGGTGGTCGTGGGCTTGGTCAGGCTTTGCTAGGTGCTGCGTTGATTGGTGTTGCGATTGCTGCGCCGGGTGCTGGTCTTGCCGGTTTTGGGTTTGCGAAAACAGGTGTTGCGACTTCATTGCTTGCTGCTCCAGGATTCGCTGCGGCAAGTACTGCTGCTGTAATTGCAGGCAACATTGGCCTTGCTTTGGCCTTGGGTGGCGTTGCGCAGATGATCAGCCCTGTGCCTGACTTGCCAAGCGACAGCTTTGGTGGCGAGCCACTTGAAAACTTCGCGTTCCAGTCGATTGGCAACGTTGACCGTGAGGGCGTGCCGGTTCCCGTGGTTTACGGCGAAATGATTGTCGGTAGCGTTGTCATATCGACAGGGCTCATCGCCAAACAGATCGAAGGGTAGTCATGCCACAAGACAGTCTTAATTCCAAGCAGATTGCTCAGGTTGTTGATCTGCTTTGCGAGGGGGAGATTGAGGGATTCCCTAATGCAGTTCACCCTGATGGCGTAAAAATATCTAGAACGCTTGCTAAAGAGCAGTATTTTATCGGCTCACTTAAAGACGTGTTTTTCAACAACACGCCTGTTCTCGCCCCAGAGGCGCAAGTAAATAACAACAGCAAACTCACAGATCCAGAAATCAAGCAACACCTAAATTTTGACTTAGGTGAGGGTGTATTCCAAAACGAGCTTGGAACGCAAGATCAACCAAAGCTTGCTGCATTTACTAATTCAACAAACAGGACCACTGTTGTTGTCAACACGGAAGTACCTAAGGCCAGCGTACCTGCAGGGACTGGAGATGCTTTTACTTACTCTGCGGATGGTGCGCCTCTTACCCAGCAGATTACAGATGCTGACGTTGACCAGGTCAACGTGACTGTTGGCGTCAATGCGCTGAGTCGATTCAAAGAAAATGGCGAGATCAAGGGATCAATTGTCAGGTATAAAATCCAGATTCAGTACAACGACGGCGGCGGCTACAGCGATGTGCCGTTAGCAGGTGACAGTGACAAAAATGGTGTTTACTTAGGCGACGGCAACTTTGAGATCAGAGGCTATACGCCTGACCTATATCAAGAGACAAGAGCGATTGTTCTTGACACGGCAAAGACAAGTGACCCAAGCAATTTCCCGATCAATATCCGCGTCATCCGTACATCTCAAGAGGTTCGTGATTTTACAAAAGAGACAGTCAACGACACTCTGACTTGGTTTAACCTGGTCAAAATTATCACTGACAAAACGCGCTATCCAAACAGCGTAATTTTTGGGCACAAGTTTGATGCGCAACAGTTTCCTAGTGTTCCTCGTCGGACCTACAGGATTCGCGGGCTAAAAGTACGCATCCCACATAACGCAACAGTTAGAGCCGACGGATCGCTTGAATACTCTGGAACGTTTAACGGCACCTTTAAGGCAGCGCGTGAATACACAAACGACCCGGCCTTTGTGCTCTATGACCTGCTGACAAACACACGTTATGGCCTTGGTTCATACATTTTGACGCCAGAAGAGCGTGCAGAGGCAGAAAAGAACGGCGGGGATAACTTTGAAGGCACGTCTGACGTTGCTGCCAACTTAGACGTTTACAGCTTTCAACAGGCTTCTGCGTACTGCGGGACGCTTGTCCCTGATGGGTTTGGTGGCACGGAACCGCGTTTCTCTTGCAATGTTTGCATCAAAACGCAGAGCGATGCTTTCAAGCTCGTCCAAGAAATGTGCTCTGTGTTCCGCGCCATGCCTTTCTGGGAAGCGGGCGGAATCTCGCTGGCACAGGATCGTGCAGAAGACTTTACCTACATCTTTAACCAGTCAAACGTAACGCAAGAGGGTTTCAGCTATTCAGGCTCCAGTATGAAGGGCCGCCCGACTTGCGTTTCTGTCAAATACTTTGACAACGATGCTCGTGATTTTCGGACAGAGCTTGTTGAGTTCAGCAGTCAATTCGTTGACAGCACAGATCCAAACATTGATTTTCTGGACAAGTATGGATATAACAAAAAGGAGATTGTTGCTTTTGCCTGCACAAGCAGAGGGCAAGCGTATCGCCTCGGCAAGTGGTTTCTTTACACCGCACACCGTGAGACAGAAGTCTGCAGCTTCCAGACAGATATGGCGGCTGGCATAACCGTCCGCCCTGGTGATTACATCAAAATTAGCGACCCTGTCCGAGGTGGTCGGGTTGTTTCAGGTCGAGTTACTTCTGGATCTACAACAACAGCAGTCAAGCTTGATCGCAGCGACACAGAGATGTTCGGGGCGAGTGCGCCATCAAACTTTGAATTTCACACGATTTTGCCAGACGGCAGTTTCGTTCAAACCACCTCAAACATTGTCGGCAATACCGTTACTCCAAACAGTGCTTTAGCGATGGCACCTGCGGCTGGTGCCCCGTTCAACATTGGATACTCAGACATTGTCCTTACAAAATGGCGTGTACTGACTGTTGAAGAAGGTGAAGGCGTTTATTCGATCACAGCATCAGCGCATGAGCCCAGAAAGTTTGACATCATCGAGGATCCAACCGCTCGGTTTGGTGTCAGGTCATTTACGCAGCTTGGGGCGAAGCCTGATGCAGTTACCAACCTGCAGCTAGAGGAAGAGCTTTACGAAGAAGGCGACAAGGTACTGCAGAGGATCAGAGTTAATTGGCAGCAATCACTTCGCGCAAATGAGTACGAAGTTGAATATCAGCTTGACGTTGACAACTCAGTCAAGGCGATTGTGCCTGGTACTGCCTTTGATATTCTCGATTCACGAACCGGCACTTATACCGTTTCGGTTCGTGCTGTTGGTTATGACCTAGACGTTGAGCGAACAGGCAAGCGGTTTAGCTCTGCAACGACTGCCACGATTGACGCTGTTGGCAAGAACGAACCGCCGAGCAACATTGCGAGCCTAAACATCACTCCGATTGATCAGCACACTGCTGAGCTGCACTGGCCTGAGGCGGTTGATCTTGATGTGAGGGTTGGCGGGACGATTGAAATTCGACACAACCCGCGCACTACAGGCGACATCAAGTGGTCTCAGTCGGAAAAGATTGTTCCGACCGTCAACGGCAGCACAACACGCAAGATCGTTCCGCTGAAAGACGGGCACTATCTTGTCAGAGCTAAAGACTCTGTCGGCAACTACGCACCGTTGTCAGGCATCCCGACGGTTCTAGTTGATCTGCCTGAACCGCAAGACCTTGAGGTTGTTCAGACGTTTACAGAAAGCCCGAGCTTCCCTGGCACGTTTTCGCAGACTTTCAAGAGCACAACGGAGGGTGGCATCACTCTTGTGGCTGATGGTCAGATTGATGACATCACCGACTTTGACAGCGTTACCAATATCGACTTTTTTGGAAACGTGGTGTCGGTTGGAAGCTACACCTTTGCCAATACGCTCGACATGGGCGCTGTTTATGACGTTGAGCTGTTAGCCAACCTGCAGATCAACACGATCAACCCTGACGATTTCTGGGATTCACGGTCCGACAATATCGACACTTGGAACGACATCGACGCTGACGACCTGTCAGAGACCAACGCTGAGTTGTATTCACGTTCTACCAATGATGACCCCAGCGGCTCTCCGACCTATGGCACCTGGGAACCGTTTGCTAACTCCACCAAGCGTGGGCGCGGTTTTCAGTTCAAGGTTGAGATGGAGACTGGCAACGATTCACAGGATCCTGTTGTGCAGAGCCTTGGCGTGACGGTCAGCCTGCAGCGCCGGACTGAACAGCAGCGCAACATCAGCAGCGGCACCGGAGCTAAAGCTGTGACGTTCCCATCTGCGTTCTACAGCACGCCAAGCATCACGATTACAGCGACCAACATGGCAACCGGTGATTTCTTTGAGCTGAGCAGTGTCAGCAGGACTGGCTTCACCATTACGTTCAAAAATTCCGGCGGTACAATCGTGGATAGGAACTTCGATTATCAGGCCGTCGGGCACGGCAAGGAGATCACCTGATGGCACAAGCAACTGACTATTCACTCGCTAACCAGTCAGGCGCGAACTTCCGTACC